TCCTGTCCGGGACCGCGCTCCAGGGCGGCAATGCGGTGCCGAAGATCATCTCCGACGCGATCGAGAAGCTGGAACTGGCGCAGTCGGAAATCCTGCAGCAGGTCAATGTCGTCTCGACCAGCAGTCCGGACTACAACGAACTCGTCACCATTTCCGGCGCCAACGGCGGCTGGGCGTCGGAAGCCGGATCGCGCAGTCAGTCAAACGCGCCGAACCTGCGCAAGGTCACGATCACCCACGGCGAACTTTATGCGTTCCCGCGGGCGTCGAACTGGTCGCTGGAGGACTTGTTCTTCAATGTTATCGCGTGGCTGACGCAGGACGCCGCGGACACGCTGGCGGTTTCCGTTTCCACGGCAATCCATTCCGGCGACGGCTCGTCCAAGCCCACGGGCATGACCAACACGGCGCCGACCAACGCCGACGATTATGCCTCGCCGATGCGCGCCGCGGCGGTGTATGAATACATCGCGACCGGGTCGTCGCCGGTCACCACGGCGCCGAACATCGACGATCTGATCGATCTGCAAGTGGCCGTGCGCCGTGCGTACCAGCCGAACGCCAAATGGACCATGAACTCCATCACCATGGGCCAGTTGCGCAAGCTGAAGGACACGAATGGGCAATACCTCTGGCAACCGAGCGTCCAGGTGGGCACGCCGGACCTGCTGCTTGGCAAGGCGGTGTTCATCTGGGAGGACATGGCGAATTACGGCGCCAACGCGCTGCCGATCGCCTACGGCGACTTCCGCCGCGGCTACACCTACGCCAAGATCGGAGCCATGACCATGATCCGCGACAACGTCACGGTTCCCGGTTTCACGAACTTCCTGCTGGCGCAGCGCGCCGGCGGCATCCCGCGCAACAACGACGCGGTGAAGTTCCTGAAGCAGGTCGCCAGCTAAGGCGGATGAGGATCGGGGGCCGTTCCCGGCCCCCGATTTTTTCATGCACACGAAATATCAAAACAAGCTCGTCCGTGGATATTCCAATAAGCTGTTTCATCGTCGCGTCCGGCCCGTCGCTGACGATCCAGGACGTGAACGCGATCAAAGGACAGCGGGTGATCGTGATCAACGACAATTACCTGCTGGCGCCGTGGGCCGATGTCTTGTACTTCTGCGACGGGCGCTGGTGGGACTGGCATCGCGATAAACCGGAATTGCGCGCCTTCCGGGGACGCAAGATCACGCAGGATAAGGACGCCGCCGCGCGCTATGGCATCGAGTACATCGAAAGTCGCGACGGTTCGGGGCTGTCGCGCGATCCGGCCTACATCCACAAAGGCTCCAACTCAGGAATCCAGGCCATCAATCTGGCGTACCATTTCGGCGCCAGGCGCATCGTGTTGCTGGGCTACGATATGCAGGCGACCGCCGGCCGGGCGCATTGGTTCGGCGATCATCCGAACGCGATCCGGTCGCCCTGGCATCGCTGGTTGGCGCTTTATCAACAGGTCGCGGACGATGCGGGGCAAATGGGACTGGAAATCATCAATGCCACGCGGGAAACGGCGCTGACATGCTTCCCAAAAAAACCGCTGTCATCCTTGCTACCGGTCCGAGCCTGACGCCGGACGTCTTGTCCGCCGCGCGCTGCGGCCAGGTGCAGGGATCGTGGTTGGTTTACGGGATGAATCGATTGTGGCGCGATTTCCCGACGCTGGACGGATTCCTGGCGTGCAACCCGGAATTTTTCGACCTGGAATGGGAACGCGGCCTGAAGGACATCCGCGCCGATAAATGGACCTGGGACGCCGTGACGGCCGGCAAGTACGGCATCCGGTATATCGAGGGCAAATGGGCCGACGGCTTCAGCCGCGATCCGCGTGTGATCCATTACGGCCACAGTTCCGGCTTTCAGTTGCCGCAGATCGCCTGTCATAACGGTTGTCGCCGGTTGCTGCTCTGCGGCTACGACATGCGCTTCGCCGGCGACTACGACGGCAAAAATCAACGCATCGGTTCGACGCCGCGGCATTATTTCGGCGAGTACGGGGACAAGGAATTGAGCCACTGGCCGTCGGTGAAGATAAAAGACGGCGTGTTCGTCGAGTTGATCGAGCAATTCGAGCAGGTCAAGCGGCTTAATCCGGAAGTGGAGATCATCAACTGTTCACCGGGGAGCGCCATGCGTTGTTTCCCGTTCGGCAAGCTGGGGGATTATGTCTGACATCGTGACCGATATCGAGAAAATCAAGCGCGGCTGGATCGGCGGCTTGCCGGAAACCCCGTGCGGCCACGGCTCCACGCTGGCGGCGACCCAGGCGCAGCGCGAATGGATCCCGAAGATCGTCAGGAAATACCGCATCAAGACGATCGCGGACGTGGGAGCCGGGGACCTGAACTGGTTTTACAAGATGACGCTCCCGAAGTCCGTCAAGGTCTTGCACTCCGACATTTATCCGCGTCGGCCCGAGGTCGCCATTCTCGACCTGCTGACCGAGACGCCGCCCGCGGTGGACATGATCTTGTGCCTGTGGGTGCTGAATCATTTCGATATCCCGGCGTGCCGCCGGGCCATCGATAACTTGAAGGCCAGCGACGCCAAATACCTGATGATGACGGACCGCCCGATCTGGCATCGCGAACAGCCGCCCGAGATCCAGATGGAATACGTCGAGGAACTGAAGCTCAACGAGAAGGGCGATCGGATTCTGTTGTGTCCGCTCTGACCGTCTTCGCCGTTTGCGTCGGCACCAAATATCATTCCGCGCATGTATATGCTTTGCGAGATTCAGTCGCGGAGCGTCTGACAATCCCGCATGAGTTCCGGTGCCTCACGGATCGGCGGCTGCCCGGCATTCACACCGTGGTCCCGCCGCAGCCGTATCCGGGCTGGTGGGGCAAGCTGAACCTGTTCGCGCCCGGCATCGCCACCGGGCCGAGCCTGTATTTCGATCTCGACGTGCTGATCACCGGCGCGCTCGATTATCTGGCCGGTTATGCGGTGCATGAGTTTGCCGCTCCGGCTAACTGGGCGCGCTCGGGCCACGGCGGAATCCAGTCGTCGGTCATGGCGTGGCGCGGGAACTGGACGGAGCCGTTCGACCGGTTTCGCGGCGAATGGCCGCTTCGGTCAACCGACAATGACGGTTATGTAATTCTCAGCGGCAAGAAGTTCTGGGGCGATCAGGAATACCTGTGGGATTTGCTCGGCGACCGCTGGGTCCGGATCCCGGGTGTATGCAGTTACAAGTACCACGTCGCGCCGCATAACCGGATCCCGACGGATGCCCGCGTGGTGGTGTTCCATGGCGATCCCAAGAATCTCGACGTGAGGGACGAATGCATATTGCCTTTCACTGCAACCCTGCGCAGCCACATCAACGCGAGCATGCCGAATGGTTGTCCGCCGGCTGCCAGCGGCACGGACTGAGCCTGTCGGTCACGCCGGACCGCCACGTCGCGGCGGATATCCACATTGTATCCGGGCCGCACTACGCGAAATCGGTTTGGCTGGATCATCCCGCCGTCCTGTGGCTCGATCGGTCTTACTACCACGATGAAAAGTCCGGGAGATGGAAAAGCATGGACTGGGTTTCCCTCGGTTGGCTGCGTGCCGACGGCGCGCGTGTTTTTGAATCCGGCGCCGGACGCGCCCCCCCGTCCGTTGAAGACCGGCCGGAAAACGGCGGCACGATTTTTCTCGCGGATTACGGCGGTCCCGTCGAGACGGCCGATACCGTGCGCCGGCATCCGGCCGATGAACCGCCGCGCGAAGGGCTGCGCGAGGCGCTGCGCCGCCATCGCATCGCAATAGGATATCAAACCACGGCCCTGGTGGCGGCGGCCTTGGCGGGCCTGGAAATCATCTGCAAGGACCCGCGCAACATACTTTGGCAACCGAACTGGCTGGAGCTGCTGCCGTATGCGGATTGGCACTGGACGGAAATCGAATCTGGTTCGGCCTGGGGGCATTTAATGCAGCATTTCGGCAACAAAAAGGGCTGACGATGCCACGCACGCTTATCATCGCGCCTGAATCGGAGCCCGTGACGTTGGATGAGGCAAAAGCACATCTGAAAGTAAATCTTGGCGATGAAGATGCCTTGATCACGGCGTTGATCACCGTGTCACGGCAGTGGGCGGAAAATTTCATGGGCCGCGCGGTATTGAGTCAGACCTGGGATTATTTTCTCGACGGGTTCGCGTCGGATTGCATTGAACTGCCCTTGCCTCCCTTGATTTCCGTGACGAGCGTCAAATACATCGATAACAACGGCGCCACGCAAACCTTGGCGACGACGGAATACGAAGTGGACACCGCGGCGGAACCGGGCATCGTACGATTGGGATTCGGAAAAAGCTGGCCTGGGACGCGACCAAAAGCCAACGCGGTGATCGTCCGTTTCGTTGCCGGTTATGCTGGTGTGAATTCATTGCCTGGCCCGATCAAATCGGCCTGTCTTTTGGTCATCGGCGAACTGTACGAACGCCGCGAGCACGGGATTATTGCATCTCAGGTCAGCGTAGTACCCATGAGCGCCGAATATCTGTTGTGGCCCTATCGGATGTCGATGCTGTGAGGGCCGGGGAACTGGATCGGAAGATCCGCATCGAGCGGCGCGATATCAGCCAGCAGGATTACGGCGAGGCGGTGCCGACGTACACGCTGCTGGCGAAAACCTGGGCCAGCGTGCGGCCGCTGTCGGGGCGGGAATATTTCGCCGGCGACCAGGCGATCGCCGAGGATTTCACCGAGTTCCGCGTGCGCTGGCTCGACGGCGTGAACGCGCAATGCCGGATTATCCACAACGGCAACGAGTACAACGTGCGCGCGGTGCACGAGATCGGCCGCCGCGTGGGACTGCGCATCGTGACCACGGTGCAGAACCCGTGAGCTACCAGCATATCGATGGCGTCGAGGGCCTGCAGGCGCGGTTGCTGCAACTGCCGGCCAAGCTGGAGGCCCGGATATTGCGCGGCGCGCTGCGCGCCGGCGCGGTGACGATTAAAAAAATCGTCGATCCGCAAATCCCGCGCCGCAGCGGCCGCCTGGCCCGAACCTCGCGCGTCAGCACCCGCGCGCGCCGCGGCCTGGTCACGGCCTCGGCCAAGGTCGGCGACAAGCACGCCTGGTACGGCCATATCTTGCAGCACGGCGCCAAGCCGCACGTGATCCGGGCGCGCCATAAACCGTTCCTGCGCCTGCACGGCGGCGCGTTCGTGCGCCGGGTGAACCATCCCGGCACGAAAGCCAATCGGTTCATGGCGCGCGCCTTCGATCGCGGCGTGGCCCCGGCGATCGCCGCGGTCGCGGAGTATGTCCGCAAGCGTCTGGATCAGGCCGTCAAATGAAAGCCGAGGCGGTGATCTTCGACCGGTTGTCGACATTCGCCGGTGTCACCGCCCTGATCGGCACCAATCCGGCGCGGGTATGGCCGGTGGCGTTGCCGCAGGATCCGATGTACCCGTGCCTGTCGTACCGGCGCATCGAGTCGCGCCGGGTGCAGGGCGTGTACAGCGACCCGGGCTACGCCTACGTCACGGTGCAGGTCAACGGGTTCGCCAAAACCTTCGAGGAGCTGAAAGCGCTGATGGAACAGGTGCGCCTGGCGTTGGAGCGCTTCGGCAGCGCGCTGACCGGCACCACCATCGCCGGGGTGCTGGTGTACGACATCGTCATGGGCTCGGAGGCCGACAGCTACGAGCCGGCGCTGGACGTGTACGCCCATGCCGTGGATTTCGAGGTATTGCACGCGGAATGAACGCGTGCGCCTCACCGCCGCCGGTCCGCCCGGCCTAACCCAAGGAGAATGAGCCATGCTGTTTTTCCCGAAAAAGGCGATTCTCGCCAAGATCGAATCACCCTACGGCACCGATGCGGTGCCGACCGGCGCCGCCAACGCCATCTTGGCGCGCAACGTCTCGATCGTGCCGATCGAGGCCGAACTGATCAAGCGCGAGGTGGTGTTGCCGACTTTCGGCACCATCGCCGCGATCCCCGCCGGTGCCAGCGTCAAGCTGGATTTCGAGGTGGACGCCGCCGGTTCCGGTTCCGCCGCCGTACCCCCACCCTGGGGGCCGCTCGTCCGGGCCTGCGGGCGCGCGGAAACGCAGGTTAGCCCGGCGGTGGACACGCTGTATGCGCCCCGGTCCAGCGGCTTCGAGTCGATCTCCATCTATTTTCATCTGGACGGCCTGCGCCACAAACTGACCGGCGTGCGCGGCAAGGTGTCGCCGAGTTTCAACCACAACGCCATCCCGTCGCTTAAATTCTCCCTGATCGGCATCTACAACGCCCCCACCGACACCGCGCTGCCGGCGCTCACGCTGACCGCCTGGCAGCAGCCGTTGCCGATGAACAAGGTCAACACGCCGACGTTCACGCTCCACGGCGTGGCGGCGGTGCTCATGAGCCTGGAGATCGACGACGGCACCGTGGTCAATTTCCGCGACTACGTGAACGTGGCGCAGGACGTGCGCATCAGCGGGCGCGAGTGCACCGGCACCGCCAAGATCGAGGCCGACCTGCTGGCGTTCAAGGACTGGTTCGCGCTCGCGCGCAGCGGCGCAACCGGGGCGATGGACCTGATCCACGGCACTGCGACGGGCAACAAGCTGCAGCTCGAGGCCGCCACGGTGCAGATCGGCAATCCCAGCTACGAGGACGCCGACGGCGTCACCATGCTGTCGCTGCCGCTGATGTTCCATTTCAGCGGCGACGGCGACAACGATTACACCCTGCGCGCGTTCTGATGTTCCCATAAGGTTTTTCAATCGTGGTTTTGTGAGGGGTATTCATGTTCAAACTGTCGGACAAGCAAACCTACACCTGGCCGGTCAGGTATCAGATCGCCAACGCCGGAAAATACGAAGTGGTGGAGTTCACCTGCGAGTTCCCGCGCATGACGCAGTCGCGCCTGGAGGAACTGTTCAATCTGTCCCGCGACAACAAGCTGAATGACGATGAATTCATCCGCGAGATACTGCTCGGCTGGACCGGGATCCGCACCAGCGAGAACACCGACTTCGAGTATTCCGACGCCAACCGCGATTTGCTGCTCGACACCTACCCGGGCCTGCGCGCGGCCGTCATCAACGCGTTCGCCGCTTCGGTGCAGGGGTCAGTAAGAAAAAACTGACCGACGCCGCGGCCCACTGGGTACGCGGCGACGCCCCCGATCCCGACGCCGTGTCGGACCTCGAGGCCCTGGGCGCCGATCCCGCGGCCGCCGCGCGTTGGGCGATCGCCACCGATGCGCGTGACTTCGAGGTGTTCCCGGAAAACTGGGAGGCGCTGAAGATTTTCCTCGATTGCAGCACCCAGTGGGTTTACGCCCCGCAGGGCCGGGTGATCGGTCTTAATTACCCGGCGGTGGAAAGCGTGATGCGCCTGCGCCGCGCGCGCGACAGCGCCGCATTGTTCGACCGGCTGCGCGAGCTGGAAGCCGCGGTCCTGAAACTCATCAACCGGAAACGCTAACATGGCCACCGAAATCGGCACCCTGGTGATTGACCTCAAGGCGCAGGTCGCGCGCCTCGAGAAGGACATGAAGCGCTCGGCTGATTCGGTCAAGAAATCGGCCGATCAGATCGAATCCGCCGCCGGGTTCGCGAAAAAGGCGCTGCTGGCGCTGGCCTCGGTCATCGGCCTGAACCAGTTGAAGAACCTGGTGGCGAATTCGTTCGCGGCCGTGGACGCGGTGGCCAAGCTATCAGATCGTCTGGGCATCGCGACCGAGAGCATGGCCGGATTGCAGCACGCCGCGGACCTCGCCGGAGTGAGCGGTCAGACGCTGAACACCGGCCTGCGCACGATGTTGAAAAACGTCGGCGAGGCGGCGCAGGGATTCGGCGTGGCCACGCGCGCGTTCGACGTGCTCGGGTTGTCGGCGCAGAAGCTCTCGGCGCTGGCGCCGGATTTGCAGCTGCAGAAAATCCTCGACACGCTGGCGGGGGTGGAGAACGTCACGCTGCGCAACGCCACCGCGTCGCAGATCTTCGGCGTGCGCGCCAGCGAGATGCTGAACCTGATCGCCGACGGCGCCGGCGGCGTGCGCCGCGCCACCGAGGACACGATCGCCTGGGGCAAGGCGCTGGATCGCGTGGATTCGGCCAAGATCGAAGCCGCGAACGACGCCGTGGACCGCGCGCGCACCGCGTTCGAGGGCTTCTTCAACCGCGTGGCGGTGCATCTGGCGCCGTTCATCACGTTCATCGCCACCGGGTTCGCCGATGCCGCCAAGGAATCGAAGGGCTTCGCCGACGAGACCACGAGCGGCATGGAAAAAGTGACGCTGGCGGTGGCCTACAGCGCCAACGCCGTGCGCGGCCTGCAGGTGACGTATGCGGGATTGAAGGTGGCGATCGCCGAGGTGCTGGATTTCACTATCCAGACGTTCGTCCAGACGCAGGATTTTTTCGACAAGCTGCCGATTTTCCGCACCGCGCGCGTATTGAGTGAAAAACTGCACGGACTGAGCACGCAGCAGGCGGTCAACCTCGAGGAGTTGGTGACGGTGTCGGCGAACCGCCTCGAGGAACTGAAAACCGAATTCGACATGCTGTTGCTGGAACCGCTGCCGGCGGACGCGGTGATCGCATGGTTTGCCAAGGTCAAGGCCGAGGCCCAGAAGGCGGCCGAGGAAACGGCGGCGGCGCGGAAAAAACTGTTCGGCGCCGGCGGCGAGATCGTGGAGCCGCGCAAGCGCGATGACAAGGACCGCGACGATTTTTTCAAGTACGAGGAAGGGCTGAACAAGAAACTCGCGGCGCTGGATCTGTACCTGATGACCGACGCGGAGAAGAACGACGCGGCGTTCGCGCAGCGCAGCGAGACGCTGCAGGAACTGTATAGCCTCGACCTGCTGAACCAGCAGGAATTTTTAGACCGCAGCGCGGCGTTGTCGGAGAGCCATGCGCAGCGGCGCCTCGACCTCGAGCGCAAGGTGTCGGAGGGCATCGTGTCGATGCAGCACAACACCTGGTCGCTGGCGGGCGGGCTGCTGCAGGCGTTCGCCGGCAAGTCGCGCGCCGCGGCGATCGCGGTGATCGCGATCAGCAAGGGGCTGGCGATCGCGCAGACGATCGCGGCCACGAGCGCCGCCATTATGCGCGCCTACGCCGACCTCGGCCCGATCGCGGGTAGCGGCGCCGCCGCGCGGATCGCGGCACTCGGGAAAATCCAGGTCGGGTTGATCGCCGCCACCGGCCTGGCGGAAGCCGCGCAGGTCGGGCGCGGCGGAGCGGATCTTGGCACCCCGGCGAACCCGGTCAACACCGCGCCGGGCGTGATCGGTCAACCAGCAGCCGCGCCCGGGCGCACGACGGTGATTCATGTGGAATTAGTCGGTGATTATTTCGATCGCAAACTGATCGTGGAGAAGTTGATGCCGCTTTTCAACGAATACACGATGGACGGCGGGAGAGTGGAACTGGTGCCGCGGTGAGAACACAAAGAAAAATTCGACAGGATTAACAGGATTAAAAAGCACGATTAACAGGATTATTTATTTCTAAAATCCTGATCCTGTAAATCCTGAGAAATCCTGTAAATCCTGTCCATTCATTCTTGTCAGGAGATTCTTAAAGGATGGCCACCGCGAAGCCGAAGTTCCTGTACGACAACCGCCTGGATGACGGCACGCCGGTGGCGAGTACCACCGCGGCGGGGAATTTCAACGTATTGAACCTGCGCGACTGGCGGCCGTTCAAGTGGTGGAAGCCGACGGCGCTGCCGGCGATGGTGACGATCGACAGCGGGGTGGCGCGCGCGGCGGATTACGCGCTGATCTACGGGCACGACCTGCACGACGCGCAGGTGGCCGTCGAGGTGCGCGGCTCGACGGATAATTTCGTGGCGAGCGATGTGTTGCTCGCGACCAGCAACCTGCTGGCGTTTCCGGAGCAATTTGATAATGCG